ACATAATATAATATAATTAAATAATTAATAAAATTAAAGACTAGGCATCATGGATGTCATATCTTTTTCTTCAAAATCTATAGGTGGAAGATCGTTTTTTCTTTGATCTATCATAGCGCTTTGTTGATTTCCTTCCATTTTTATACGCTTATCTTTTCTGTTTTCTATTTCTTGTTCTTTTTGACCAACAGCTTCCATATCCATTTGCCTAAGTTGCATATCAAACTGGTGTTGCATTTGCATCTTTTGTTGCTCTAATTGAGAAGCTAACTGCATGCGTTGTATTTCCATTTGACTGCTAGCTTGTTCAAACTGTACTTTAGAACCTGATATAGCTTCTTGCTTTTGTACTTCTGACATTGCTATTTTTTCCGCAGCATCAGCCTGCGACTCAGCTTGAGCTCTAATATTAGCTTGTTGATTTTCTTGATCTTGTTTACCTTTTTGCTTACGTTTTATTTTAAGCATTTGGTTGGCTAGTTTAAGATTTTTAATTTGTCTTAAATCTATAGCATCTTCTAAATCAATACCACCTGACTGCAAAGCTACTTGAATATTTTGCTCTAATTGTTGTTGCTCTTCTTCGTCTGGTTCTAATTCTAAGAATATACCAAAGTCATGTAAGTTTAAATTAACAATTGATTTTAATGTTTTTACATTGTACGTAGATACAGAGTTAACTAAAGCGTTTTCTGTTAGTGGAAACTCTAGAGCATCAGCTATTTTTAAAGCTATGTTTTCTGCAATTCTAAGAGTTAAAAATAAACTAGCTTGCTTAATATGTCTAGTTGCTACGTTTGATGCGTTAGCTGCTATCTTTTGTAGTCCTACTAATGTTTGTTTGTCTGGCGTGCTACCATCTCTAGCTTCATTAAGTCCGGTTACATCACGTATCATTTGTAAATAATACTGGTAAGTTTGAATTAAACTTTGTATTTTACCTTGACCACTAGAACTACTTAGCTCTTGAATAGGTACTTTGCCAGCATTCATATCACCATCTTGTGTAAGTGATCTACCAACTATCGAACCAGTTTGGAAATACATGTTAAGTGCTTCTGCTGGATTATAATTTGTACCGTTACCTAAATCAACTTCAGCTAAACCATCCATATCTAAATAAACACCATCTGGTACCATTCTAGACATTACTTGTTGTAACTTCAAATGTGTTAACTGAATCATATCAGCAAAACCAACACACTTACTTACTAAAGATTCTATACGACCTTTATACATACGAGGCGCGCATATAGCGTAATTCATTTCAACTTTAGTTGTATCAGCTAATGGTCTAGACATATTCTCTGCTAGTTTCCATTTTAATATTGTATCAGTGCCTAAAACTTTAGCCCCATTATATAGTACTTCAATAGACCTTGACACTCTTTCAAATCCATCATTTATTGGTGGATTAAACTCATCTGTTTTTTCTAACGCTTTTTCTAAGCCTTGATCAGTTTGCTTTATTTTAAATACTTGATTGTGATAGGTTTTATAATCAAAGTACATTACTTGTATTGTATTTTCATCATAATTTCCAAAACCAGTTATATACTGACTATTACCAGGCATTTTTTGTATACGCTCTAGTTCTTCTTTACTAATATCTGGAAACTCTTTTTTAAGTTCTGCTATAGTTATAGATTTAACTTCACCTACATAATATATATCTTCAAAATTAGGATCTTCAGTGTATGAATAAACCATATAAGCTGGATCAACATAATCAATCGTAACACCTTCTGCAGTATTAAAATCAGTTTTAGTAGCAGCAATACCACATACTGTTAAATCCATATTTAATCTACGCCTAATAAGATCGTATTTATTTTGAGCCATAACAGATGATATAGCTTCTTCTTCTGCTATCTCAATACTTTGCTTATATGACAATTGCATATGAAGCTCTAACTCTTCTTCAGATTCTGGTAAAGTATTAGGATCAGGGCTTTGATATAAATCAATACCTAAACTTTGTTTTAATTCTTTTAAATATTCTTTACCTAGCATGTCCTCATATATACGAGAAGCATAATCAGTTCTTTTCTTTATTGATGAAGGATCCTGAGCGTAAGCTTTTATATCATAACTTTTTTGTGATATACCGTTTACAACTATATCAACAAATTTAGATAATATAGGAACTGGTTGCCAGTCTAAATTAAGATAAGACAAATCACCATTAATAGATAATTCATCTTTATATTTTTGAGGAGATTGCTCACCCCTAGCATACAACCTTAGGTCGTTAAAGTTATTCCAGTTAGTTAAATATCTATTACCGTTAGTTCTACCTTGACTAAACCACTCGTTTTCAATTGCCATAGCAACCTGACTTCCATATTCTAAGCTTGCTTTTTCTGCATCGCTAACCACTTGACTAGGAAAGGCGCTGTTGGTGTTAGTGTATATATTCATTTAACTTATTATTTTTGATGTGGTTCCTTTGTTGTTGTATCTCTTTATACCTAAATCTACTGGTTGTAATTTAATTTTATTACTTGGAGCATATCTATGCTTGTTACAAGCCATTAAAGCAAGTCCTGAACTAATAGATGCATCGTGTGACGTTCTATTATTAATATTAAATTTAGCCCAATCTTCTAAGGTTCTTTGGAAATACATATCTCCGTAACCTGTTTCTTTTAATCCTACAAAATGCTCTACATAAGACTCAATAGCCGCAGCGTGAGCTTGTTTAATGTCTTCACTTGAATTAGGTATTCCACCTATTTCTTTTTCTGTCACTGATAGTTTATTATATTTTTTATCTGGTCGATTCATAGAATAAGATCTATAACCTCTTCTTCTAAAATAATACAATAATCTAGGTTTGTTATTCTCTGCGAGTATTGGCATACCGTAAAATATACAAGCCATAAGTACATCTTCAAAAAATATCTCTGCTGTTTGTGGTCTAGCTATATATTCTAAAAAGAAATGATTCGGAGGCACGTCTTCCATGCTAAACTTAGTTAACCCGTGTAAAGATCCATTAGAACCTCGCTTATCAACTGTGCCTGATATATCATATGGATCACATCCAAAAGCACCACAATGCTCATTACCTGGATATTTCTTATGATTTTTTATTACAGTTCTATTTTGTAATTGTAATGGTGGTACCCATGATACCAAAAATCTACCATTTTTATTTGGTACAAACATTACTTTAGTGTCTTGCTCGCCGTTTTCCCATTGAAAACTTCCTTGAGTTATTGAAAGCGAATTTTTTAAATCCTCATTAAAATCTATTTGTTGATAAATTTTAGTTAGATTAAATAAAGATTCTTTACTTTCATCTCTAAACGCGTGTTTTTCAGTACGTGGAAACTGTCTATAAAATTCGTTTAAACCGTCTTGATCATCTTTTAAACCTTCTACTTCATTGTCCCAATATTCTACTACACCTAAACTTATTTTTCCGCCATGAGGTCCAAATACGGGTTTTTTTGGTGTGTCGAATACAGGTAAGCCATAAGAATCAATGTATCCTTCGTAGTTCCACTCCATAGGTACGAACAAAGAATAGAGTCCTGAGCGAGTCTGTCCGTTGGCGTTTCTTCTTGTAACATCTGAATCATTGTATAGTCTTTTAAAATTTGCACCACCTTTATCTAAAGCGTTTGATGTTGATCCCATCATGCACTTGCCAATAACTCTACTACCTAATCTAAGTGTTGTTTTTGTAACACGCCAATTGTTTAATATGTTATTTGGTCTTTCCCATTTACCGCTTTCATCATGTACTAATAATTTTAACTTTTCACCATCATAAGCATTATCTCCAGTGTTTTTCCAATCAATAGTGGTATCTAAACCAGCTAGTTCTTCTATTTTTTCTGTTGATACAATTGATCTACGTGTAAATTTAGAAGCTGGTATACGGTAAGCTAATTCTGTTTTAGGTCGATCCATACCGTCTTGTATTGGTTTAAAAAAGAAAGGATAGTTAACCGATATAGGTACAACTTTGTCAGTAAACATCTTTTTCGCATCAGCACCAGACTTAGAAAGTATACCAAACCTAGCGTCTGTTGATATTGTTGCCATGTTAACACATTCTCCTGAAGCCATAAATGAAAAACCTGAACGTCTGTTTTTTAAATAACACATACCATAGCATCTATTATCAGCTCTACAGGCTTCCCAGAATATATAAAATAATCTATTAGATTCACGAAAATCTGGTTGGCCAACGTCAATTTTTGACCATTGTAAATACATGTAATGAGTTCCTGTTATATAGGTAGAAACGCTTTTGTTATAAAACCAAAACCCTTCTTCACGTAATTTAAATTCGTAATCAATATAATCATACCATTTTTCTTGAAAGTCTTCTGGATATTCTCTCCAATCAAAAACAGTTTTTATTTTTTGTAATACTTTAGGGTATTCTTTTTTAGTCCACCTATCTTCTTCAAAAGTATATATATTATTTTCTTTAGGTAAGGCTATTTTAAGATTTTGTATTTCATATACATCACCTATTTCACCTGTCTTAGATATAATAACCATATCATGGTCTTCGTTATATCCATATTCCCATTTCTTATACCTATTCATTCGTTTAAGAACTTTAGGTTTAACATGGTCTTTTAATATTTTATATAAAGTTTGCTTATACATTATTTAGATCTTCCTTCAGCAAAGCCACGAAACGTAGTTTCTTTTTTAACTTCTTTTGGTTTATCATCTAGCATATTTTGCTCTTCGTTAATACGATTAAGTATTTCAAAAGCATCAAATATAGCAAGCTTTTTTGTAGCTGCAGCGTTTTTAAGTCTATCAGCTGATATATCATCGTCTGAATCTACAATAGCTTCTTTAGCAACTTTAATTAATTCCTCTACCGCTATGTGCCCAGCTAGGATTATATTCTGCTTCGTTTCCTTCGTATTCATACTTTATAACAATATCATTTGATTTCATACAATAAAGACGTTGATCGTCTACTATAAATTCCCATTCACCATAAGGTGTGTAGCCTACAAGATCACCAGGAATTATTTTAAGCGCTTCTAATGAGCTATTACCTATCTTAAGTATACCAATAAGTTTTTGCTCTTTATTAAGCGTTAGAGAATTATTATCTTTTAGTGGCATAATAAAACATCTGTCACCAAACGCTTTCCACTTCATATCTCGTTTATATAAATACACTTGATCTATTTGACATAAATACAAGTTATCTTTAAACCAAGACCTACTTTTTTTTCTTACACCTTTCATATCATAAAATGTTCTAAACACGTTATGATGTATAACTATAATATCTCCTTTTTTAATAGGAGTTTTATAAGCTTTAGGCGTGTCAATCACGACAGCTAGATTATTAACTGCTTTGAAACTTTCTATCTTAGTATTAAGAACTAAAGATTTGTCACCTATTTTAACTTCGTTATCATACTCGCCACCTAGTGGTTGTATAACAAAATCAAATAAACTTCTCATTAATATTCTAAATCATACTCAACAGATATAGCCATGTTAGAATTAAATTTTTTCCATGGCAATACCTCATTGTCTTTTTTTATGAATATGTTATAAGAGTTGTCAGATTCTTCATGTAATATATGAGATATTTCGTGCCCACCATAAACTTGTTGCCCTACAGCATAGTGCATAGCGTCAGATTTATAGTCAGCCCCGATACTGATCTTTCTTATATTTGAAGTCATTACTCAGCTGGTGTTTCGTCTTTTATAACTTCATAACTACCATCTTTTAAGTTGATACTTATTTTGCCATACTCTTTTTCTAATTCAGCTTTGAATTTTTCAATTTCGTTGCTTTTAGATAATATAACATCAAGTAATTGTTTTTTTTGAGCTTCTAAAACTCCAACTTGAGATAACATTTTTTGTAACTCATTTTGGTCGTCAATAATTTGTTTTAATTCTTCGTCTTTAATTTTTGGATTTTCCATGGTTTAATTTAATTTAATTGTTATTACTTAGTAATATAGTCACTTGTTATTTTAATAGTTAACTTATTGTATTGTTATACTGCTTTGATTAACCTAAGTTCTTCTTTAAGTTCTTTTATAATTTTGTATAATTCTTGTGTAGCTGATATATTAAGCATAGATAAAGCATCGTAATCTACAGTTTTGTAATCATCAACTTCTTTACCATATACTATTACATCACCAGCTTTAGTTGAATCAACTTTTATGCTATCTTTGTTTACTTCAACTACTTTAACAATTTCTTCTTTATTTCCAGGATAAATAAGCTTTACTTTATCTCCTATTTTACAATCAACTGATAAACTAATAACTCCATCAGTAATTGTAGCTTTTTTAAATACATCAGGTATTATTTCTTTACCTTCATTAACAGCTAACGGATAATGCTTTTCTACTTGTTGAGCAATTACTTTTTTGTGATCACCAGTACCTTTTACTGGATCTATATATTGATAGTTAGATATTTCAATTTTAGATATAGTTTCTAAATCTTCTTTAGAATTACTTACTGATATATCTTTTTTAATTCTTTCATCAGAATATATATGTATACCTGATCCCATAAATCTACCTACACCCCATACGCTAATTGGAAAAGCACCAACTCCAGCAAAATTAAGAAAAGGACCTCCAGCTCCAGTGAATAAAAAATAATCAAAAGAAGCTCCACTATTATAATCAAGAAAGGTATTTACTTCAACAGCTCCTTTAGTTGGAGTTGCTCCAGATAAACCAAGACCTACGAGTGGACCACCAGAACCGCTAATTCCAAGTTCAACTGTAAATTCGGGACTACTCTTTACTTGAGTTGCTGAGACTGGAATAGCTACTTGACCAGCTACAAGAACATTTCCAGCTATTACAGTGTCTGGGTCAACTAATGCAGTTTCTATTACTACTCCAGCAGCGTCGACACCTAAGTTGTAAACTGGTGTGCCACCTGTAAATGTTCCTACTCCATATTTACCAAGTTCTAATTCTCCTATGTTCGCAGATGTTGAATCAGTTTCTAATCTTAATATGTCTGCTACACCTGCGCCTAAAGCAGAATTTACTCCAAAGTAACCTTCAGTAGTTAATACTAAATTTCTAAAATATTGACCAAAACCTGCATTAGAACCAAAAAATAAATCACTATTTCCAGGAATAGTCGCTCCATTGCAAAAATAAGGAGTACCAGCATTTTTGCCAAGTTCAATCCCTCCTGTAGCTTCTAAAAGATCACCAACTACTATTGTAGGTGATAGTAAATAAGTGCTAATTAAGTTGCTAGGGGTTATTCTTACGTTAGTTGCCCCGTCATATCCAACAACTTCGCTTACATTAGCGAAATCTGTTTGAAGTGTAAATTGTGAAAATTTAATATCTGCCATTATTTTTTTATTTTGTTTATTCTCTAATCATTAGATCTACTCCGTCTTC